CTTTCGTTGAGTCGCGCGTGAACCTTGCCGCAGCGGGCGTAGCCCTGTTTTGCGTGGTCTGGGCTTTCCTTATTTCCCCCATCATCTCTGCGGTGGTGTGCGGAGGGGCGGGCTGGTTCGGCAAGTGGGTCAGTGGGTTGCGAGCTCCCGTCGGTAAGCCGATTCCGGAAGAGCTGGGCCCGCTGGATAGATGGCTTCAGTGGACTGCCACGTACGGGAGCTACATTTCCACCAACGTTTCCGATTTGGCGGGTGATCTGAGGTACTCTCTCTACGAGTTCTATCAGTCGTCGGAAATGCTTCAGGCCCGGGTTCCCCAGTCAACTGTCCTTCGCAGGTGCATGATTTGTGCCGTTTTGTGCATCGTCATGTACTGGGCCACCCGAGAGGGGAGCACCATGAAGGAAACGGTTACCAAAGAGGCCGTCAAAGATTTGTTGGCCGCCAATCCTACAAATTGGCAGACGCAGCTCAAGAAGACCGTTGAGTTGGAGAGCGGGAGTGTGTCGCTCAAGGAGGTGATGGCTGGCAAGATGGTCATGCCCACGGTGCCCACGTCTGTTGTCCCTACCGTTAAAGGTGAAGAACAGGGCCGCAGTGTAGCCCAGAAGATCCAAGGGAACACGGTACGCGTCCGCGTCGAGGATTAGAAAGGCGAGGCCACCCGTAGCCTTGCCGTCGGGGTGGGTGGCGGAGTGTTTTTGATTAACACTCACGCTCTCAAGCCTCGTGTGATGGTGCAGGTGCTTGAGGTTAAGCCGTCTGACACCGGCTTGGGGGGTCGCGCCCACCTTGTTGAGGAGGGCATTACTAGCTTCCAGCATGGCCAGTCCGATGTTAGCTTGTGCTTGCTACCCACGCGTCCGATGACGCATCTCAAGTAGTACTTCGCTGAGACCCCCCCTCTGGGTGCCTACCCCGTGGGTACGAAGGCACGCGTCCACACTTTGGATGGTGATGAGTGGAAAGTGGTGAATACCTACGTCACGCGTCCCGTGGCCTTTGTGACCACTGAGACGAGTGTGAGTTCTTACAACCACCTTAGCTTCCACGTGGCTTGGCTCTCTGAGTGGGGCTAGTCTGGCAGTTTGGTTGAGATTGCTGTTGAGGGAGGATGGGTGATTGCCGGGATCATCTGCGGAAGGACGGGTCTCTTTACTAAGAGCTCGGTCGTTAGCGTTGTTCCACGTGCTTGGCTTGAGGAAATGCTGGCAAAGGTGGAGACGTACATCCCCACTTTCCAGGTCGTCCTCAACCCCTCATCCGTCACGGGAGTGCAACCGCATGCGAGGTCTTGGGCCAGCTAGCTCACGGAGTTCCCTGAAGCCACGCCTCTTGGCGACACGGGTCGTCGAGCTACTTACAAGTGGCGTTGGGAGCGCAATCCATTGACCGTCGATACCAAGTTGCGAGACTTTGTGGCAAGGTATGTCGAAGGTGTTTACGCTGTACCAGCGTCTCGAGGCTTCGTCACCTACGATTAGAAGTACGTGGACCCGCAGGCGTACAAGCTGAAGCCCGGTGGGTTTGGTTCCTTTGGTAAAGGGGCTTGGGACGTCGCCGTGGCAGAGTATCTGTCCAAGTTTCCCAGCAAAATTGACGGTGCCTTGACCGGCCCGTTGACGCCGGAGGAAGCGGTCTTCGGCTCGAAAGAGAAAGGAGTCCCTGCCATGAATCTCAACAAGTCCAGCGGGATGGGGGGCTTGAAGAGCTAGTGGGTTGACGTATCCACGAAGACTCTCAAGCCTGAGCTTCGTAAGGCCGTGGACCTCATTCTCGTGTGCCTCTAGCGCTGCAAGAGCTGGGAGGCTCCGGATGTCGTGTCTGCGCTCAAAAACGAGTTGCGCCCACTGGAGAAGATCATTGATGGGAAGACTAGGCACTTCAACCCGTACCCATTCGCCCAGCTCATTGTGCAGCGGATGTACGTGTATCCGTTGTTGTTGACTTTCCTTGCGCTTGGACCCGAGCGCACGAGTCAGGCCATCGGCGTGAACGCTGCTGATCCCATTTAGTGGGGGAGAATTATCGATTTTCTGCGCATGTACGGCGATGATCAGCTGTTTCTTGGGGATTTCGGGGATTGGGATGCCACCCTTTTGCAGGAAGCATTCAACTTTGGGTTGTCTCCCGTCATGGTCGAGGTCGCTCGGCGAATGGGATGGAAGCCAGAAGATAGGTTAATGATGGCGATGGTGATTATGGCGTACTGCCACTGTGTGCTCCACATTGATGGTTTTGCCATGTGGATGTGGTAGTCGATGTTGTCTGGCGTCATTTCCACTGACCTGCTTAATGGCGTGGCGGTTTGGCTCGTGTTGTGCATTGCCTGGTACTTTGTGACCGGGAAGGGGTTCCGAGAAAATGTGAACCTGGTGGTCCTTGGTGATGATCACGCGGGCGGAATGACCGCGGCCGGCAGGAAGGCCTTTGACCCGTAGCGGTTCGCAGCTGTTTTACGTCATGTCGGTTTCGTTTACACCAATGAGGACAAAACCCTTGATTTTGGTTCTTTCTTTAAGAACCCAGAGGATGCGAAATTCCTACAACGGTGTTGGGTGGCAGAAGGGAGCTTGTGGAAAGCGCCCCTTGCCCTGAAGCGAGCCCTTAGGTGCCTGTGGCTGTACGCCCCCTCATCGCACGTTCGCCAAGCTGAGCAGCTTGTGTCGATGGTTCACAATTGCTATAGAGAGGTGTTCATGCATGGCCGCGAGCTCTATGAGGAATTCCGTGCGTTGGTGCCGGAGCTCATTCAGTGCCCAGATGGTAGTGTGTTCGTGTCACCTAAAATTCCGACGTATGATGAGATCGATGAGGAGTGGCGCAGGAGCGCCATGAAGACGTGGGACTCCGGTGGACAGTGGGAGGACCGACCCATGGAAGACGTGTTGGTCGAGTCCATGGAGCCCACTTCGCAAGTTGAAGGGGGCGACAAGGACACTGTGTAGAGTACCCAAGCCGGTCTCACTACCACTGACACGGGCAACCTGTCGGTGGAGGCAGCTTATGCCCCACCCCCATTACCCACTCAGGTTGGAATTACTCTAGGGGAAGTCTTGTACCGCCCCTCACCTTTGGCCCAGTTTACTTTGACCAGCACGACCGCCAACGGCGCGGGCTTAGGCTACATGACTGCGATGAACGCGTTGTAGACTTGGGCACAAGTCGCCATGGTTGGGGAGAAACTGGCTGGTTTTGCCTTGCTTTAGGCCAAGTTCGTGCTCTAGGTGAACGTGGCGTCCATGAACACTAATCGAGGAGCGATAGTGACATTGCTCAAACTGGGTTCGTCCTTTCGGATCTCGGGCTCTGTTGGGCCTTCTTTGACTTTGTCCCAGATGCTTCAGACAGGGGGAAAACTGTTGTCGTTGAGCGGGAACAACGCATGCGAGTTGGAAGTGCCACTTGTCACGTAGTTTGGGCCTCAGCGCGTCGACTCATCCTCGGAGATGAACAACGGGCCTTTTTCCTTTACAGGCCTTGTGGGACCGTATTCGAATTCCTCTTTGGCCACAGCTCCGGACATTATCATCTAGTTTCGTGGCTTCCTGCGCCCTGGCGCCGTGGTGTACAACGTTACTGATACGTATGCGTACACGGTGACGTCACAGAGTGAGAAGAGCACCGCGGGCATGTCGGCTGTTAAGCGGTTGTGGAACTCCTTTGGTGAGGCGACGCGTGCTGTCAGTGCGTTTGCCAACGGTGCGATGGGCGCCATGTCAGCGGGGGCAGAGCTTTTGGCCTTGGTAGGGATGGGCCGCCCGTCGTACACGGGTGTGCCAACTGTTATTGCCCAAGCGCCGAACGCGGATCTTGGTACCGGGGTAGGAATGTTGGCAGGCGTCTACTTGGCGGACATCGATAGCCGATCGTCGGCGGTCCCCGACCACACCATTATGGGCTTGTGTGATGAAGATGAGATGTCTGTGGCGTTTCTTGGAAAGTGCCCGAGCTTGGTGCTCGGGTCTGATGGGACGGCCACGTGGCCGTATGCTGCGGCATACGGAACCACTTTGTGCAACATCCCGGTCTGTCCGGCCACGCTTGATAACGGTCTGGGCGGTACGGGCTTAAGCACATTCCAAGCGCCTATGGTCGTAGGCCAGTGGACACGCTACTGGCGAGGGAAGTGCAAGTTCCACCTTAAGGTGTTGAGCAATGCCTTCGACTCAGGGCGGTTGGTGATCAGCTGGAGCACTGGCCTGGCGCGCACTGACACCCGCATCTTGTCAACCAATCGGCCGAGCTGCATTTTGGACATTGGTGCGGGAGACACGGAGTGTAGCTTCGACGTCCCATGGGGTCGCTCCGAGTTGGCACTTCCCATGCCATTTAATTCTGGGAACCTTCTCCTTACGAGTTACACCAACACTCTCGGTTCCAACTGGCCGACTTGTGCGAATGGTGTGATCCGCATTTCTGTAGATGCGAAGTTGCTGAACCCGTTGGGCTAGCCCGTCCACATGGTCGGCTTCTTCACTTGGAGTGACCTTGAATTTTTAGGCCCATCGAGCCAGCTACCCTACACCATCGTGTGTACCAGTTAGAGGGAGGAGGTGTGGAAGGAGTGGATGGAAGTCACATCCGTCCCTGAGCTACGTGACCACCGCGGGTTGGAGACCATGACAGCCACACCAATTGTGCACCTACGACAACTCACCTCAATGCCGTGGTACCACTGCGCGGCGGGGTTGAAGGTGTCGGCGTCTGATAAGCCGAATCCATGTGGCTATTGGATTTTGCCCATGAATGGGTTCATTGCACATGCAACTACTAACCCTGCCGATGTGGGGAACATCCGCCCGACTCCCTTCACCAATGGCGCCATGTGTTACACGTTTATTCGGGGGTCCTCAGGTTTTCGGTTTATCACCGACGGCAACCATTTTGCACCCTCCGACGCAGCGGCCGCGGGCCTCTATGCCCAAGGGACCTCTATCGTGGGATCGGAGCCGAGCGCGTACACCAGCTCTTTTGACCCGGCGGTCGCCGGGGTCACGGCTGTGTGGACGGGTTCGCTTTACAATGCCTACTTGGCTGCGAAATGCCACATGCCCATGGCAGTGTTCAAGGGGCTGGGGGAGGTGTGTGGTGTTATGGTGCCATGGATAACGCCAGGGTACTGGAAGAAGACGGTGTGTGATGTTGCGGGTGGACTCTGTGACGCCACCACGTTGACGGACAATGGCACCTGTGCCGTGTACGTTTATCGTGGGTACGACCTGGGTGCCACCGGGACACCGCCGCTGAATACGACAGCCATCCAAGTGTGTGGTGAGGACTTGGTTATGTGTGGGTTCACGGGTGGACCTGTGATCGCGTCAGCGAGTTGGCCATGACGTCTTTGTTGGATTAGCGGGATGATTCCCATTTGTTGCGCGTTTGTTGTGGGAGAGAGTGAGAGAGAGAGAGAGAGTGTGTG